GCTCTCTGTATGGTTGGCTCACCTTGAGCCAACTATACCGTTTTCTGTCCATCCGCACTCCTACTGGATCGAATGTGATGGAGAGTCTGGTTTCCCTTTAACAAGGGAGAGACCCTACTTCACAACCGACCCCGCAGTCCCTTTGACTATGCGACTTGATACCGTCGACGACGACGGTGCTAAGGCGCGGGTTCTTGGTCTATCCTCAGCAATGTTAGTTCATCTCGGACATCTTCTCCGAACTGTACTGACAGCAATCATGAAGGCTGATCCTACGATTCCGACTATGTCTTCCAAAGGGAAGAAGATTCGGAATCTTCTTGAGCCCCGTGGGACCCTTGACTCCAAGGATCTCACGGCGGCGACTGACACTACGTCTTTCACCTTGTCCAGGAGATTGGCGATGGGGGCGGTTAAGGGGTTGAGACATCTCAACCTCATACCGTCTTGGCTCGACGAGAACATCTATGCTCTCGTCGACCTCCTCATCAGGCCCCAAATCATTCTTGAACCAATTTGGTCTAGGAATGACTTTCCCGGGAAGTTTCCCTTCGTAACGAAGAGATCCATCCCGATGGGCATGCCACACTCCTGGCCACTGCTTAATTTCGATCAACAGTTCCAATTGGAACGGGCGATCAGAATTTGCGGACTTAACACGCGATCTATAGATCGCGCGTTTTGTGGTGACGATTCTGCTACTAGCGGCGGAACTCGAGAGCTCTCCGAAACTGTTCGGAGATGTCTCGAGGAAGTCGGATACGTCCTTTCCAAAGGAACGGATATCGTGTCCGAGTCCGTCGTTCAGTATACAGAACAGATCTGGGTGATCGTTGGGGGGCGTTGGAAGGAGATCTCTCCACCCATGGTGAAGAGTCTCTGCCCCAAGGCCCCATCAACGAGATTACCCCAGATGAGACACCTTGCGGTGATGACGACCGGTTCCTCAAGAGGACCGGCTTCGTCAACAACGCTTAGTTTTGCCAGTTTTCCCCTCTCCACTCCCGAGTGGATGAGGGATCTCAAGAAGGCTTCAACCCTCTTTGTTCTTAACTCTAATTGGGATCTTATAGTCCGAGCCAAGAAGCTCGGACTCCCGATATACTTCCCTAAGGAGTTCGGGGGGATGGGTTTCACCCATCCTTCCCTGAACTCCCTCTCTCACGTACCAAAGCTCTTCTTGC